GGCATCATTGGTCAGCGCCGGCAGGCGTAAGCCTGGCTTATGCCACGCGCCGCGGATTCCTGACGGTGTGGCACCTACGGGGCGACGGTGCAGGCTGATCTTTCAACCGTGCAATCACGTTGCTCCAAGTTTCGTATGTTGCGGGCTGCCCGCCGCGGTAGTTACTTCCCCCAACACCAACAATCACGTCAGCCTTTACAAGCTGCTGCATTTGCTGAGCAATGATGTTCGCTGGCGCGACGTGCGCAAGCTCGTCCTGCAGCTGCTCGAGCGTCAGTGGTTGACGCCTAAGCATGCGGGTCATGACGGCGCGCACGTGCTTACGGTCAACGTCAGTCATGGCTTCACCCTGGTGGTGGCGGCATCAATGATCGTTGCGTACTTCCCACGGTCGCTAACGACGCTCACACGCCCAGCTTGAAACCCAAGCCTGAATGCTTTGACCGCATCAGTCGTTGGTGTGATGTCAGCGTCACGTAAGCGCTGATCAATTGTCATGGCAGCGCGTCGATCGGTAGGAAACGGATCGGTCACGCTGCGGCCCTCATGCGCTCAAGGTGCGCGTTACGTTCAGCCTCAAAGCGTGGATCATGCTGATAACAAAACTCACTGTCATTCAACGCACTCAACGAGCACGGCTGCCCCTTACGTGGGTACTGCGTCCTAAGCGCGTCACAACGCCGGCCGTGAACCTCACCGCTCTTACGTCGCGTTTCACGCCTGTACTTCGCGTACTCGGGCCCACCGTCACGCTGCTGCTGGCGGCCACCACGCCCATGCTTGTAAGACTTCAGCACCGTCATTTCAATACGGTCACGCGCCTGCAACCCAAGACGCTGCCACGCATTACTTATTGACGACGCGCAAGACGACTGCGACGAATACCCAACCCGAACGTAAACGCTCTTAGCAAGCTCATTGATGCTCTGCCCTCGCATGTGAGCGGCATGCAACGCCCTCAACTGCGTGTCAGTGAGTTTGCAACCAACACCAGGTGCTCGACCACCACCACGCTTCACAGTCAACGGTGTGTCGCACCACTCGCACACACCACGCTCAGTAAGGCCAGTGCGCTCACGGCACGTAGGGCAGTAGTCCTTCATGCCGCGTCCTGATGCTTCTTCAACCACTTCAACCGAGTTATCTCAGCCGACGCTTGCGACTCACTCAACCCATGATCATCCGGCAACTGCTCATTCAACACTTCAAGCTTCAACTTACGCAACAACCATTCTTGCTTTCCAGTTGCAGGCCCATGCGGCCAACCAGCCCAACTCATGCCCTGTCCTGCCTGACCAGCAACTCAACAGTGCCAGGTGTGCAACCAATGCGATGCAACCCGCGCCTGAAACCTCGAGCGTCACCAAGCTCCTGTTGAAACTCAGCAAACGTCATCATGCTTTCGCGCATGCGCTTCACGTCCTCGTAACGAACCCAAGCGCCCTCGGGATTCTCGTCAAACCCACCGCGCGTTGTTGATCGGTAACGCTTCATCCCCACAACCCCGATGGCATGCCCTCACGCCAGTCAACCTCACTAACACGATCACGCTCGCGCTCATGCTCACGCATCAAGTCAATAACAGGGCTCATAAGGAACAAGCCGACGATCACGTCCGGCGCCGTTGCACACAACTGCGGCATGCTCACCGGCTTTGCGTACCCAATGTCAATGACGTTCAAGCCCGCATGACCGATCGGCCACACCTGCAGATAGAAGCCGTGCTCATCAAATACTTCGTCGTAGCCGCATAGCGCCTCGAGCCCGCACCTACGCTGCTGAATACGGCTCATTGCGTAGCCATCAAAGACGCAGCCGGCATAGCAACAACAAAGTTGCCCTGATCACCAACAACCTGCAACTTTCGCTCGTTGTAAAGGTCCTTCAACAACTCCTTCATCATCCTGCGCTTAGCCATCGCGTGCTTATGCCCATCACTTAACCGCGACCCAGCAAGCGCCGGCTTACCTGACGGCCCGCAACGCTTGCAATCAACAACATGCACACGATCGGCATACTGCGCACGGCACTCGTCGTACAACACCCTGTACGGGCTCGCGTCATGCAAATCGGTTGCAACAGCCTTGACGCAGCTCTCGGTAATCAGCCAGGCACGCATTTTCGCGTCGTGATTCCAAGCTGCCCGCTCACCCCTTTGCTTACGTTGATCTGGCGCAAGGCCGCAGTACTTCCACAGCTCAGCAGGCCCACGTCGATAACGCTCCTCAGCCTCGTTGTAAATCGGGTCACCGAGCGCGGCAAGCAAACGCCCCATCTGCTTGAAGCCCAGGCCCTTAGTGCGCTTTACGAAGTCACCTAGCGGATGAGTTTTCATTGCGCGTTCTAGCTGCCCAACAGCATGCTTTTCTAACGCTTGAAGCTGCGTTGCCGCCGCCTGCCACGCTTCGATCGGTACGCCTTCTGCTTCCAAGCTACGCACGCGATTATCTTGCGCGATACGTAGCCCTTCAATGTCGTTTACGAACTCGGCCCACAGTTGCAAACCTGCTTGTGCTGCGTTGTAGTCACTCATTGCTGCCCCTTTATTTGGTTATCAAAAGTGTTGCCGCAAGCGATTTCACCGTGGTCATCGCAATCGGTCTGGCTTGCGGCAAAATGGTTGCTACGAGCGTTGGCGGCCTGGTTATCGTGCAAACCTTGACTCGTAGCAAGATGGTTCACGCAGGCGTCCCAACTATGGTTATCGCTTGCACCGTGGCCTGCGCGAAGATTGAGCCCGACGGCGGGAGGTAAATCGCAAACGCATGAGGCGTGGCCGTCGGGAAGATGGTTGCTACGAGCGATACAGCGCTGGTTATCGGCCGTAAATTGGCTCGTAGCAAGATGGTTGCCGGAAGCGTTGGTGTGTTGGTCATCGACATCAGACTGGCTTCCGGCAAAATGAACGGCAACACGCCGCGACGCACGATCTATGGATCTCGATCCTGATTTGGTCGCGGTCATGCTGCCTCGCTTGATTGGGCGCGCAACTCACCAACAGTGCAGCAACCCGAAACTTGAAGATCACGCAACAACACAACAAACCCATCACGCTTCGCTGCACTAGCCGCAATCTGACCGTCATACTCCGCAACAATCATTGCCAAATCATCAGCAGTGCAATCAGCAAGAAACTTGTTGACAAACGGCGCAACGACAGGAAACGCAGCCCACTTACTCTTGCCAGCCGCACCTTGTGACGGCGCAGACACATTGCGCACGTTTCGCTGCGACCACTTCACACGCTCAGTCATCGCCCACAACAAAAAATCGTCATCAACCAACGGGGCAAGCATTAGTGCTCGAGCAGCAACCACAGCGGGCTCCGACTCATCGCCCCTAAGCATAATGGTGCCAATTGCATCATCGACGTTCATCGGATACGGCTCCAACAAGCCCACGCCGAATACCCGACGCGCCGAGCAACGATATTTGCGACCTGCATCTGCTGCCGCCACGTCGCCTGCCCAGCATTGTTAGGAAAGCCGCGAGGCTTAAAGCCATCCCAAGTCGCATGATAAAAGCCCAAGCCGCCCTGATACGTCGGCCCAGGATGACTCCAACGAACACCCCAAGCGCCGCGCCCTGGCTGCTCACAGCGCCCCATCTTCACCCAAAGCTGCCAATGCGCTGGCATCTTCGCGTCAGCACTACCGGCCATTAGCGCCGCGGCAAGCAGCCCCAACACAAACGCCTTCATTGCCCGTTGCCCAATCAAAACACTACTCATCATCAGTTCCCCTGTCGTATTCGTATTGCAGTTCAAGTTCACGCTCATGCGCTTCATCAGCATCATCAGCCGCCGCAATCGACGCGGCCTCATCCCAATCGTCGTCAGTCATTACGCCTTCCCGTTATTTGGCGCCTCGCTGCCTCAATGCCCCCAGCAACCGTGACGGCGCTCAGCTGCTCGGCAAGACTCAAATACGGGAGCAAGTCGAGCTCATGGGAATCAAACTTGTTGTGACACTCCCTACACAATTCAACAATCGCGTCAGCGTGCTCCCCACCATTCGGAGCCATCGACCTCGGAATGACATGCGCAGCATCAATCGGCGGCGAACCAGTCCGACACACACGGCACCTGCCAGCATCCGTCACCTTTTGCCTAGCTTCAGCCCAATTACGATGCCTCGCCATCAGACACCCCCTCATCAGCCCTCGTCAACAACTGTTCGGCAGTGACGGCCGACACAGGCACCCCACCAGCCCGCGCCAACCGCCACGCCCTCAACCGAACTACCTCCCACCGCGTCTGACCCGTGACGCGCGCGGCAAGTTCTGTCGCATGCGCAAACTCAAAGCCCTGCACGTCAGCGTCAACCATCCCAACAGCTGGCGGATACTTGCTTACTCTACAGTCCAGGCCATCGCAAACGACCCAGCGTTCTTGCACCGGCTTATCCTTACGTTCAGCTTTCTTACGACGCATCAGCAACCACACCCTTCTGACGCTCAGTAAGGTCACTGACGCGCTTATGACCGTTAATTTCAAGACGCCTTAGCAGCCTATCAACGCGCACAGGCCCAACACGATCACGTGTCATAAGCAACGTGCGCAGCACAATGCTTTGCGCGCGCTCATCCCACAAAGCATCACCAAGCAACAAGCGTCCGTCACGCAGCTCACGCTTCACGTCAGCGGCAGCAAACCTCACCACGTTAGCTTGCTCAAGTGCTTTCATTTGCTGCTCACGCATTGCTCGCCTTAATGTAGTCGCGGATCTCAGTCAACGTCACGGCCCACTGCTCACGGCCCGACGCGGTAGTGCCCTCGAAGCAGGCGATCGCAGCGTCAATCACATCATCGTCAAGCAGCCTGTCGAGAGGGTCGCAACGTTGCGACTCTTCTTTCGGCAGTTCGTATTTCTCTCGCAGGTCACGCGCACCGAGCGTTTCAACGTCTGCTAGTGCCTCCTCAACCGTTACTTCGTTAGCACCAAGCGCGCGCAAAGGAATCGCAAACTTTGACGGGCCCGCAACGGCTAGCTGCCGCGGATCAACGCCACCATCAAGCACATACAGCTGCCAAATCTGCGCCATCCTAAAGAAGTTGCTGCGCGTCAACGTGATCTCAGGGCTCGCCAAGAACTCAGCAAGTGATTCGTAGCCCAGGTCAGTCCAGCTTTTGTCGCGGCTAATGTCGTGGCATGCCTGCGCAACGGCGCTGAGCGCAAGCCGTGACGCCGACAAGCCCTCGAGCAGTCGGTTGTACTGATCCTGCGCGACGTTCGTAACAATCTCACCCTCGGTCGTCAACGCCTGCCCGCCCGTGGCAAACACAACGTCCTCAAAGGCTCTGTGCTGCACGGTAGTGTTGTGTGCCGTCTTCGTAACCCGCGCCGTAAACCGATGCCCCTGCAGCTGATGCAAAGCGTTAAACACGCCGCGCGCATCAGTCTCATTCACGCCCATACGCTGCCCCCACTCAACCCACTTGCGATTAGCGGCCTGATCGAGCACGAAAGCGTCGTCGGGATCGGCGCCGAGCCGTCGCATTTCGCGCAGCTGCCGGCCACCGCTCGTTTCACTCAAGAACCTCCCCCACCAACCACCGGCCTTGCGAGGCACAACCGCAACCTCAGTCAATGTCACCAGGTGGTCGCCGTCAGGCACGATGCCGTCTTGAATTGCGGCAACCTGCTCAGGCAAGCTCATCGAAGGCCCTCAAGATTCGCGTCAACAGTTGATTCGGGCAACGGCTTGTGAATCGGATGATGCGGCGATGCCGTGCCTTCCATCAGCTTCCCAATTTGCCAGTCAGGTAAGCCAGCTTCTCTTAGGCCCCTGCGATAGCCGCGCTGAGTCCCAACCTTCTCACGCAGTTTGACAAGCTGCCGCAGTGTCTTTTCCAACTTCTCAGCTTCAACGGCCAGCACCCACTCTCCACGCTCATCGACCTGGCTTGACCGTTGCGTGCCATCCCAACCAACCGCCCATCGCCTTAGCTCACTCATACTCGCCTCTTTGCAATTAGAATGTTGACGTCAACCGCTGCCTTCGACGCTTCAAGGTGCTCATACGACCGGCAGAGCTCGGCAAGCACAGCCTTTAGGTCATTGTTTTCGTCGCGTAGGCGTCGGCACATGTCGCTGCAGTCATTAGCGATCGGCAACGCACTATTCACAGCCTCAAGTTCTTTGCGGCGCCGCATCCACTGAACCGGCACATTCTTAGGCTCCGCTCGCTTCATAGTTTTCTCCTTGCCTGCCCGCTAAGGGCCTCAATGCTTCGCAACTGATCCCTCAACAACTGCGCAACATGCTGCTGCTCGTCAACAGTGCCAGTCAAGTAATGCACAAGCAACGGCAGACAATCACTAAACGCAGCATGCAACTCGCGCACCTTCGTTTCGGCCGGCGCACCAACAGTAAGCGTCGTCATGTTGATCTTCACACCCGATCGCCCGTAATAGGATCAAGACCAAGCGCTTCACGACGCTCAATGATCTGCCGCGGCAACCCTTGTTCCGGATCAAGCCGTGCAACCACGTCAGGCGCGTACCCAGCCAGCTTCTTCAGGCGATCGTCAATGCTGCCTTGCAACTTAGGTGGCAACAACCTGTACCTGTGACTGTCTAGTGTGGCCTCGAGCTTACGAGCACAACTAAGCGCTGAGCTGCGCGCCTTACGAAACTCATCACTGTGCGAATCGCTCAGCACCCGTGACGGATGCTCCGAGCCCCTAATGTGCGGCTCAAGGTTCGCGGCCTGCGTTTCGCTAAGCAACTGCAAGCGACTAAGGGCACGATCAATTCGGCGTCCAGGTGCCAGCTCATCGCTGAGCATCCGTTCCTCGTTCCTGTGCTTTTCCCTGCGTTTACGTTCATGCTCAGCCCGAAACGCGTCCTGTTCCTTAGCGCGCTGAATGTCACGCTTCGACGCATCAAACCGCACCTGCAACCATTCCATTGCCGCTTCGGGCCCGCGCGCTGAGCACACGTTCCTAACAGTCTTGATGTTTGGAATGAATGGCTCAACGAACGGCACGTAATGCTCGTTTGCGGGATCGGGATTGCGAACACGCTCACTAAAGCGAGTCATTTCACGCGCGAACTCCAACACGTCTTCAATCTCAATCTCGGACACAGGCATCCTAAAACGGCAGGTCAGATTCGGTCGTTATTGAAGCGTCAATGCCTGTCGCGTTGCTTGTCGTTTGTGCGGCCGGCGCCCAATGGTCAATGCGCAAACGAACCTTGTCATCCCACAACTCATGCTTGATCGTGATGATGGCCTTGCCACCAATCATCTTTGGCGCCTCAAGGTCAACTTCGCCACTGTCAGCGTTTGGGTAGCCAATCGCAACGAGTACCTGCTTCACGCGCCACATAGCGCGCTCAGTGACCGTCACCCAATCCTTAACGCCCCTGCCTTTGAGTTCCCCCTCAAGTATCTCTAGGTCGAGCGCAACCTGCGGATGCCCGTTCTTGCTTGTCTTTTCCTCAGCCGCCGTAACACCAATCAGGTATTCACCTGGCGGTATTAGTGTCTGCGGTGTTTCCTCAGTCCCTACCTGATCAAGCCCTGTAATTTTCATGCGGTTTCCTTTTCATCGAATGGAAGCGAGTCATCAACGAAGCTCGCCAAATAGCTTGCAATTAGGTCCGACAGATTCAGCTCAACAATTTCACCAAGCGCGCCTGAGCGATCCTTAGCGCGTCGGCCTTTGCTTTCGATCAGTTGCGCGAGGTAGCGCGTACCCTTCTCATCCCTGACGGCGCCGCAGTAAGCGATCACGTCAACCTCAGCCATCGCCTCAGTTGTCGTCTTACCACCGACCAATGGTTCGACGATGCGATCGCCCGTGTCAGAATCCAGCACGCGTTCGTGGCAGATCAGGACAGTGTTCATGTCGCTGTCGCGGAGCTCACGCAGAATTGTGGTCATTGCCTTACCTACCTGACCCCACTGCGCGATTGTTGGTTGATCGCCGCCAATGTGAAACGCAATGCCATCCCGCAGCTTGCCGAGCGTGTCGATGACGATTGTGTTCACGCCATGCTCTTTAGCAGCGGCAAAGGACTCCCTGAAGTACGCGCGCGGGTCTTCACCCCAATCAACCCTGACTTCGAGAATGTCAGTGCCGGCCTCTCGAGCAGACTTGCGCGCATAGTGCAACGCGTTAGGGCCTTCAAGGTTGATGAACATGACGGGCCCAGGTGCCGACGCTGCGGCCGTGCTCTTACCCGCCCCAGCAGGCCCATAGAGCAGCAAGTTAACGGTGCTTGGCATCTTCTCGGTGCTGAACAGCTCGAGTGCCATGTCGGTCACCAAATCACCCGCTCAACCTCACGCAACCGCGCCTTAATAACATGCGTTAAGCGCTCAACTTCAACAGCGCGCTCAGTGGCCGGCGACCGCTCATCAACCGCGGTCCTTAGCATCATTTCGCCAAGCTCCATCACGCGACGGGCTTGATCTGCTGCTTCGCTTAGTTCTACTTCCGTGACCATTTCTGCCCCTTTGGTTGTTTGCCCCAAACCTTGTTCATCACTGTTTCGATGATCATGTACCCAATGACGGCGATGAGTCCCGCAGCGACAATTAGCATCGGCCACCACGCAATCGCAACAATCAACTCAAACATTGTGTTCCTCCCCAATCGACCTGGCAATGTCAACCTCGTTAGCAGCACAGTCAATTAGCATTTGCGTTATCGCACTCATCACTAGCTTTTCGTTGCCCGCAAGCTCACGATGCAACGGATGCGTTGGCATCGTTTGCGCAATCTCAGCGAGCTTCTTAGCGACCGCCAAGTGTTGCAGCTGATCAACTTCATACCCCTCAAGCGGTTTCATACGAGCACCATTGCCGCAAGCCACAACCCAACACCAATCAAGGCACACAACATGGCAGCGAACACAACAAGAACACCAAAGATAAGGTCGCTCATGCCGCGGGCTTCCACGGGCCCCAAATAACATTCGGTGGACTCATGTCAACCGCGATGAGCTGCCCAATCATTTGATCCGGCGTCAAGCCCTGCTTGTCGCAGTGCTTTTTGAACTCTTCGAAGTATTGCTCAGTGAATGTCACCGTTAGCTCCTTCGTTTTCATTCCAGCTAATGCTTTCATGCTGCCCCTTTCGCCATCCCCCGATGGATTCCTTCAATGCGCGAAGTTATAAACCGCCGTTCGGATGGAAAGCAAACCGTGCCGTGACAGAACACCCGCAAATAGCGTCAAGAACGACAAAACGCCCCCCTACCCGTGAGGGCAGAGGGGCGATTCGGAGCGCAAGCGCTCAACCCGCGGCATCTAGGGGGCATGCCGCAGTTATGTATTCGCCCAGGGCAGCGGGCGAAGTTTTAAACGATCGGGATAATTTCCCCTACAACCCGATCAACGTCCCCAAAGCGCTTCTCAGCAGTGATGCGCGTGATCTGACTGTCGTTCTTGATTACGCCCACGTGTTGCAGTAGGTCACCGACAGTTCTGACTAGCTTGTCGAGGTCGCCGCGGCTTGGGTAATCGTGCGATGGTTTCTTAGGTCGCGCATACGTGAACTCAACTAGCAGTTCGACGGGCCCGCCGATCATTTCGGCTTTACCGAGCTGAGCTAGCAGCTGCTTCTTCGCATCAGCCACGTAGGGGCCGTAGTTGCTGTTTGCTTCACGATTGAACCTGTGGCCTGTTTTCGTGACGCCCGCAACCCTTGACCCTTTTGGTACTGGCCGGCCGAGGATCGTAAACTGCACGCTCACTTGTCTGCAGCCCTATGAAAGCGGTATTGACTTAGCGCGTCGTAAGCCTCAACGGATGCGGCAAGGGAACGCCGGAGGAAATAGACGAGGCGATCGACGTCTTCATCGTCGCGGCCCTCTGCTTCAAGCTCCTGCAGCGCGGCAAGCGTGTACATCCGCAAGTCAGCGGTTTCTTCTAGCCCCTCTAGCGCCCAATCCCTTTTGCTGCAGTTAATCCACGGTGCAGACCCAGCGCGTGTCTCAGCGTAATCGCTAAGCCTGTCAGCGGTTGGATCGTCTTGGGCAACGTATGGTGCGAACTGTGCGCACTGCCTTGTTTGCTCACGTTCCCACGCTAGATCGCGGATCATGTCGTCGCGCGGTATCTGCCGGCCGCAACGACTGCACAACCCACGATGCCGCGGATTTACTGATTCTTCGTGCCCAAGCTCTTGGCACATCTGTAGTGCTGTACTCATGCCCCGCCCCTTTCGTAGGTCCAGTCACGCCACATCAACGCCCCCGCCACATACACGGCCTGTTCGCACAAGAACCTGCCATTCGCGCGCACGCTAGCGGTTGCAAACCCCTGCTGCCAATCCGGTCGCGGAGCGTGCGACAAACCATCTTTGATTTCGCACAAGCACCCCGTCTCCAATGCGACAAGTGTGCGCGGCTCATTGTCAATCGTCCATTCAGTTGAGAACACGCTTGACGCACGATGCGTATGCCCCTGAATCGTCGAAACTCGCATGTGATCAAGCGTTGCGCGCGCACTCGAGCCGGAGCCCTTCTTAGCAATCCAGCCATGAATGGCCTGCAGCTCAGGACTCACCTTGATTGCTGCGTGTTCATACCCGCCAACGTCGCTCTTGACAAACTTGATTCCAAGCTCATCGAACCTGAGCAGAAACGGCACGCTCAGCAGCCCGTCATCGTCACCAGGACGCTTAAGGTTTGTGATCGCCGCGAGCTGCTTACCGATCGCCGCCCGCAGGCGTTCTTCATGGTTTCCGGCTAGGCAAACGATCTCTGCGTCAGGCGCCGCGGCCCTGTAGTCGCGCAGCACCTCGTAACCCTGATCGAGCGTGTCCTGCATCGTTGCGGTATGCAGATCGTTACGCGCATACCTGCTGACTTGATCGAAGTCCAGCAAATCGCCCAACAACAGAATGCGGTCAGGTTGATGATGAGTTAGCCACGCAACGGTTGCCTCATGCAAAGGCTTGTCGTGAAACGGCACGTGCTGATCGCTAAGGAAGCACACCAGCTCGTTGCCCTTGTTCGCCGGCCGCGCCTTTGGCTTTGGTGCAACCCAGCCAGGATCACTTGACGCTGGCATAAGCATGCCCAGCCTCGGCTCGAGGTCCACGCGCAACTGCGTGTTCTCCAAGCCATCAGGCCCGCCCCAATTATTGAGCCTTGACCTGACAACAATCCAGTCCTTGTCAACGTCAAGGCCACGGTCAGCGCACAAACGCCGGATGTCACCAAGGTCAGCTTCGTCCTCAATAACAACTGACGATGCCTTAACTGGCTGAACAGCCTCTTTCTTTACCTTCGCTGCGTCAGCCCTCGCCCTTAGCGTGCTTGATGGAATACCAAGCGCCCTCGCAGCAGCAGCCCAGCTACCGTGCGTGTCAAGTAGCTCCTGCAACTCCCCCCGAGTTTGGGTCAAGTTACTCAGCCTTCAAGAAACCCGCACCAAACGCAGCAATGGTTGCGAGCGCGGCGCCAACCTCAGCGGGCACGTCAACACCAGCTGCAGACGCGATCCAAACAATGACTGTTGCGATAGCCCCGCCGATACCTGCGCCCTGAACCTTCTTGTTAATGGTCATGCATCCTCCTAGCGCGTTACGCGCAGGTAGTCGTTGACAAGACTCTTTGCTCGGCGTTTGCGGTACACGCCATCCCCACCTGTTTTGCTGTCTGATACGGCACCACTGGCGCCTGTGTTGCCTTCAATTGTTTCGATGAACATGCCCGCCTCTTTGACGTACATGCCAACGTGATCAAAGTTGAACCGAACTAGATCACCAGGCAAAGGCTTTGTGACGCGTCTAACGCCCCCAACGCCACCTAGAGCACGGACACTTGCCCAAGACCTAGTAACGGCTTTAGAACCCGCTTGGCGGTAGCAGTACGCGATGAAGTCACCGCACCACGGTTCACCAATGTCACCGCCGTTCGCTTTAATGATCTTGTTGACCATTGGCCCCGTGTTATTGCCGCCCTGCTCCATCACACCAACAAGCGCGTCAGCAGCACGCAAAGCACGCTTCTGCAATGTGTCGAGCTGCTTTTTGCGAACACTGACCATCCAAACAGCGTGCTTCAGGCTCGCACGCCACTTCTTAACGCGTGCCGTGTTATGCGCACGCTTAGCAGCCAAAAGACGGTTGCGGCGCCAGCTCACTTTGCGTTCCCACGATCGCAACGAAGCCTCGGTACTAAAGCTCATTTCGGCACCGTGAACGGACGTTTAGCTTCAACATGCCAAGGCTCATTCGCGTAAGGCGTATGCAAAGCGACACCGAGCTTGCTAGCAATTCTGATTAGTTGCTGTGGTTCGCTTACGTCAACAGCCATACTCCAATGCCCCCTGGCTTTCATGTTTCTAATCAGGTGGCGGCTAGGGCCGTTAGGTGGAAACGCGGGATTGCCAACGCCGGCACGAAACATGGCGTACAACGCTGCCTGCTGCGCGTAAGAGCGCAAACCGCCGCGTGGCCCGTTGATGCCGCCCTTCCAACCCTTACCCCTCGCGGTCAGTAGTAGCCAAAGCCAACAGTCAGTAACGACGGCTTGATCGAAGCGGAAGCGCCCGCGACGTATTTGCCGCCCCTTGCGGTAGTTGTTGCTCATGATGGGCTCCTAACTACTTCGAGAGGTACGAAACGATGAGTCCCGCAACGACTGGTGAAGCAATGCTGATCGGGATGAGGGCGCCTGCGAGCTTGTCGCGCCACGACTCAAGCGCGTCGATTTGATCACTGTGTTTGATGACCGTGCCGTTCGTGCGTGTCGTTTGTTCGAGTACGGCTTCAAGCGTTGCCTCAATCTTCGCAAGTCGCTTGTCGGTCGTGTCAGTCATTATGCTCCTTAGAACGGTTGAACCCAAGCAAACAGCTTGCGGTTTAAAAACGTGGCCGTGCCACCCGTCGTTGAATAGCGAAGGCTAAACGTGTGCGGCCCAACCGCCGTATCCCATTTTCGCGTGTTGGTAAATGTCAAATAGTGTCCGCGAGGCACTAGGTTTGAGTCTGTTGTCGTAGGGATTCCGATTGACGTAGAGTTTTCAGTCGTTGCACTGTCACTTCGCGCATACTCAGTGTTTACGCCAGCACCATTTGCCGCGTCGTGATCACGCACGTAAATGCTTGCGGTGTTGCCGCCTGTTACCGATGTCTCAACTTCAAAGTAAATGTGTATTAAGCAAACCGCTGTTGTCACGATCGTTATCGTGTCAGCGGTTGTCAACGCAACCGGCGTAGCGCTTGTAGTTGTTTCGCTCGTCGCAACAACCGAAACCTCGGTGCGCGGCACAGCTAGTTGCCGTTCCATCTTTTTAATGCGTGCGGCCTGCGCTGGCAGAATGTGCATCAAGTCAGCACGCTTCTTAATGTCAGCCATTAGCTAAAGCTCCCCGCCAAACCATTGACTTCCGAAACGGTGTCGTAAGCCGCACCAATCTGATTCACCATGAGCTGCTGAGAAGCACCAGGGCCACCGGCCTCACACTCAACGCGGTGCGCAACCTCAAACCCTGAATCATCAATGCTCAACGTGATTGACCTGACGCGCAGCTGCCCGTTGTAAAGCAAACTGCCGCGACTAGCACGCACACTGACAACATCGCCAACGGTGTAATCCCTAAGTGGCCTCGGTGTGATCGCAGGCTCAGGCGTAAACGACACGACTGTCTGCCAGTCAAGGCGTGTTGCAGCGTTCGCCGCGTCGATGCAGTCGTTCTCAAGGTAAAGGTCATTGTTGTTGATGCTGCCCTGCCAAACCCCAATGCGTGCTTCAGCCGTTGTTACAGCCGCATTGACCGTACTGCTGCCCTCAACCTCATTACCCACACACACAACCCTCGTAGCCGGCGGTGTGATCTCCCAATCAAAACCAGTCAAGTTGCCAACCGTGCTCGAGCCGTACCCAAAGCGAGCCATCACAGTCGTGCCCTGATAGAGCGTGCCAACCTCAAGCGTGCCAAACGTGCTCGAGCCAGCAACCGGCGTGATCCGCAAGTCAGGCCCGTTAGTCAGATTGACTAGCTCCATGATCTTGTCAAGCACAACGTCACGGCTCGTTGTGAATGTCTCAACATCAAAGCCTGACGTTGCAGCCGTGGCCGTCAACCCTGTTGCCGCTAGTGCGTTAGCCTGCGCAACAAGACTCGTGCCTGATGTCAACGTGCCCGCAATTAGGTTTGTCGTTGATTCGTCGTAAACCTCAAAGTCACTGTCCGTCAACCTGTGCGCGAGCACGCCGAGCGCGTCAGTGAACGTGACCATCATGCTCAAGTCCTCATCAGCTGCTTCCTTAACACCTGATAGGTAGCCAGCGAAGTAGAGCCTGCCGTCACGGTAGGCATACGCGAGCGGCCTGGTGGTCGTCAATGCCGAGATAATGTTGTAGGCGCGATCGTCCTCGCCTTGCAGCGTGAACGTGCATGTTGTTGGCTGCGAGCGCTGATACTGCAGTTCGCAAGCTGTAATCGCGGGATCGAGGATGTCGAGCTGCACACCGTTCTTGTCAGCAAGAATAAACGTCCACTCCTGCGGTGCGGTACCAACCCCAGCGACTTCCTCGGCCGCGTCACTGATCGGGCTGTCAGCGTACTCACGCTGCAGCAGCAGTAGCAAACTCATACTGCCTCCCCCTTATTGTGGTCCGAGGTCTTCAATTACAAGCTGCCGAACAAAGCTGGCGCTACCACCACTATCAACAGCAGTGTTAGCCGTCCCCGCAGCAATCTGCACCTTAAAAGTTTCCGTCGCACCCGTCGCCGGACCGTTAAAAATCCTTGAATGTGAAGCACTCGTCACAAGACCAGTCACTAGGGCAGGCGTTTGCACGCGCATTTCAACAGTCGCATTACGCAAAACCGTATAAACAGCCGTTTGTGCGCCCCCCGAAGCGTAAGGATGCACAAAAAGACTCACGCGAAGAATCCTTGCCGCACCATACGTCACGCTTACCGTCAAGCCTTCGTCCTGCGCGGTCGTATGCGTTGCCGAAGTAGTGAATCCGGTCGTAAGGGTATGCGATCCAATGACCCGTCGCGCAGGTACTCGCGTAACCCCAGCCATTAGCTGAACGCCATGAAGGTCACGCCATCACCAGACACAGTTGCGTCCAATCCAATGTCAGCAAGGTTATCTATCTGCAACACAATCGAATCACCAGCAGCCAAAGGGACACCCGTCCTCGTCGCAATCGTCGCCACAACCGTTGCCGCGGCCCCAACCGCAACGATGCCCGTGTTGTCAGTCTCAGCCGTAATGACAACCTCTTTGCAAGCCGTCGAGGAAGCCAAAGCAACCCTTGTGCCGGCCGTTGTCACAACCTTACGGCCATCAGTGACAGTCGTAATTGCAGACGTGACCGCAACAGGAAACGGATTAGTAGGCGACACAAGCGTGAACGAGCCGTCAGCGCCATACGTCACCTTCATAATCTGAACGTGATCAGACCCGTTCTGATCCGTCGCAATCGACGTACCAGACCCAGCAGTAATCGCAACATTGTCAGCCATCTAACAGCTCCTCACGCCCACGCAGAGCGATAGATAAGATCAACCCTCGGACTACCACTAATCGCGGAGCCCGTCATACACACAGTGCTACTACCCGTAGGCAACTCAAAGAAATCCGAGCTTGCAGCCGTCAACAAACTCAAAGAATTCGTCGTGCCATTCGTCTTCACAGTCCTAGCCTGCACATCAATCTCCAAGAAATCACCAGGCGCCACAGTCCCCGAAAACACAAGGCCCGCGCCAACCGACGCGGCAACCGTGCCCTTACGAACAAACGGATTCGTAATGCCGCCATAAATCCTGATCTTCGGCGGCGTCCCAATCGAGCCAGCGTTCGTGTAGCTCACCGTCCCACCAACCGCAGCATCCGTAATCGTTGTGCCCGTACCCGTAGTCTCGCTCTGATCGTAAACGCGAGGATCACCAGCAACCAACGTGATCTGCGACGACAACATGTTCCCACCATCCGTAAGCACCAAAGGCGCCAAGGAAGATAGTTGGCAGTCAACTTGCAACGCTTGCCCGCCTGAGTCCCTAGTCCATCTCAAAGTGCCAGGCGTACTCACACTACTCATCAGTGCTTTAGCTACCGTGTCGAACTCATCGAATGAGTCCTCGATCGACGTGCCAATGACTTCCATTTCCAAAGTGATGTACCGAGCGTCAACATACTTTGATCGGATGTACGCGCCGGACTGCTGCCCCTTAACAGTCTTAACCTCACGGATAGGTGGCGAGCCCTGCAACCCCTCAGCGCGCGTCACAACACGCTTAGAACCAATCGTAACGGCATGCAACGACACCGCCGACCCGCCGAGCGGTGTGAACGTAATTGTGCTGATCATCGCGTAGCCAACTGCCAACCCAATTGACGAGCAAGCAGCATTGGATCATCAGCCGCAGCACCAACCGCGTTAACTGTGATGTTCATGCCGGCGCCGCCGCCCATACGACTAGTGCGCGTCCCCGAATGAACCTTCCCACCAACAATCAACTCAGGACCAGTCTCCCCAACAAGCGTAAGCTGCCCTGGCGTCAACATGCCACCGGACACCTTGTTAGCAAACGGATGCCCCTTCAAAGCAGGTTTCGGTCGAGCAGCATACGCCTGAGCTTGCGTGACACCAAACATTTTTCCGTAATCGCTAGCAAGATGCGGCCTGCTTGCTGGTCGTGGGTTCGTACTAAGCAGCTGCGCACGAATTCTTTGCGCCAACGAAGGACCGCCACCACCAGCAACCGGCGCACCAGCCTGCGTTGTGCCACCAATAATTGCGGCAGCTTCACCAACACCAGCCGTAACGCTCGCAGGCAACCCAGGAACTGAAACGCCCGACCCTTGCATTGCGGCCGTCAGGCTTGCAAAGAACGCCGTGACCGTGCCACCGGCCATGAATGCGTCAAGCGCGCGCTGCATGCCGCCAGCAAACGTGTTAGCAAACGCGGTTGCCGCAGCCTCACTACTAGCCTCAATTTCATTCTCATTAAGCTGCGCAAGCTGATCCTGCAACTCAGCAAGATACGCGGGCCCATACCGAGCATCAAGGGCAGCCTTTTCGCTTTGTAGCGCGTCAATCGCTTCAAGGTTGCCCTGCTTACGTGCCTGAGCAATACGAGCATCAAGACGGGCAGCATCACGCTGAAACCTAGCCTGAACGCGCGGATCAGCAGCCTCAGCCTGAGCCCGCGAAATAGCAGACCCTAAGCCGCCTCGAGCAACACCAGTTTCACGCGCAGCCCTCGCAGCACGCGCAGCATTAACCGGCGCCATAATGCGATCAAGCTCAGCCGTCCGAATCGTGTCCCTAATACCCTCAATGAAACCCTTAAGAGTTTCGCCAGCCGCAGCTCGAGCCTGCTTAGCTGCCAGACGACGCTCAAGCGCTGCAAGCTCATTTGCAGCCTTCTCCCTAGCCTTCTTAGTCTTCGCAGCCGCTACTTTTGCTTGCGCAGCCAACAATGCTTGCTGATCCCTCAACGCGCCCGCCGACGAGCCAGCACCCTGATTCAACAACACATTTTGCGCCCCTACATTCAACCTCTCGGGCGTCCGACCCACAACAGCCTTAATCTTCTTCAACGCAGCAAGACCAGGCAGGTTCCCAAGCGCAGACCCAACCCGCGAAATCGCATTCACCAAAGCATCAACACCAGCCTTAGCGGCACTGAACGCCGAAACAACAACGTCACGCATCCTTCCTGCCGCAGACCCAACACCCTTAAACGATGAACGCGCAGCACCAAGCAAAGCCCGAGAAGCACCCGTAAGCGCGTTGACGCGTTGCGACACAAACGTCAAAACCGGCCCAACCAATCGCAATGACGCAACGATCGCAAACGCAATAGCCTTAAACAGCGGCACAAGGACCGGCTTCAACGCAACAAACAACCGTGAGATTGAGCGGGCAACACGGCCCGCGGCAGCAAGCGCCGCTGGCAACTCACGCTTCGCCGCGTCACCAACACTCTTAAAGATCGGGCCAACGGTCGCACCAATCTGAGCAACAAGCCTTTGCAACGACGCGCTGCGCTTATATGCCAAAAAGAACGCTGCACCAACGGCAGCAATGCCAATGGCAACCGCAGCAATCGCAGCAGTATAAGGATTGCTAAACACGGCGGCAAGCAAGCTCCCAATGCTTGTCAACGAGCCCGCAATCTTACCGGCAGCAAGCACAGCAGCCAAACCAGCAAGCGCGAGGGCAATGCCCTTGATGTTGTCGCGGAACACGCCACCGACACCAGTGCCAGCACGCAGACCCTCAACAAAGCCCATTATGGCAATTGCGCCACGATTCAACACAGGCACCAAGTACCCGCCGATTGTCTCGAGCAGGTTTTGGTACGTGACACGTAGCCTGTCAAGTGGTGTTGCCTGCGCGGCCGCCGACCCACCAAACTCGGTTGCAAGCTCCTTCAAAATTAGTTTCTGCGCGTCAGCCGTCTTACCTGTCTCAACGAGCTTCTTAATGACCTCGGTTTGGTCAGCACTGAAGTTCACACCAACACGCCTTAGTGCCGTAATGCCCCTAATAGGGTCCTGCAACGCTTTACCAACCTGAATGCTTGCGCCCTTCAAGCTCGTGCCCGTAGCCGCGCTCAAATCAAGTACGGCGGCGGTAGCGGCAGGGAACGTGTCCTTACCAATCTTCGTGAACGTCAGCAGCAGGTTTTCGGCCGACTGAATGGCCTCATCATCAACCGCTGTCTTCTCACTCAACGCCTGAGCAAGATCGCCAACGGCTTTAGCTGTCAACCCTGCAGCGCCCTTCGTTGACTTGAGCACCGCGTTTGTTTGCCGGCCAACCTTAATGCTTTCCTGCTGCTCACGAACCGAACCTTGAATGACAGTGATTAAGCCCTGGGCGCCAATGTACGCGCCAGCAAGTCCAGCAACGGAGCGCGTAACGCTTCTAAACGGATTGCCTTTAACGTTCTTGGTTGAGCGATTAAACTTGTCAGTTTCGCGCGTAACACGCTTCAACGCAGCCTGAGCCTTCGCTGCATCAACAAGAATGTCGATACGTGCCTGAATTGACTTAGCCATTGCGTTCCTTCCCGATGCGTTTCAAATCAACAGCCATGTCATGCAGCTCACTCAACAACAAGTCATCCATTTCCCACGGCCTAACCCCATAAACGCGAGCAACGCTCGGCGTCCACAAGTGACGAGCAGTTAGGCACTCGTAGGGTCCGCAACCTTCTTCTTCGGTGCCGCGGGCTCATCAACAAACTCAATCTCGCTCAACGTCCAATCAAGCGCGGTTTCCTCAGTCAACACCTTGCCTGCTCGAGCAGCACTAACGATCACCAACGCGAGCACAATGTCAAGGTCGCCCTGATCAAGCGCTTCCTCGATTTGACCAGGCAACAAGCCCGTGAGCTGCTTAATGCTGCGCATTTCACGCAACGTAAACTCATCAGGCACCGCAAACGTTCCTGCAGGACACTTAATTTCCATCTCAACCCCCTATTTGAAGCCAGCTTTGCTGACCGTTGACTTAATTACATCCTGCAACTCTTGAGCGATCTGCGGTCCTGCTTTTTGCAAGCCAGGACGCAAGAACGCTCGAGGGCCAGTCGCATTAACCTTCCCGCGACCGCCGTACTCATAGACGGCAGGGTAAGAAAAGCCCTCGCGGGTAGCTCGAGCAACAACGGCAACACCTTTTTGCGTCACGCTCGGCGTAATCTTCCTAATCAGTTCGCCGCTAGCACGCAAGCCTTTGCGCTCAGCTTCCATCTTACCCTTCGTCACAACCTGCTTTGCCACGCCCTTCAGACCCTTATCTAGCTCCTTATTCAAGCCAGTACCAATCAACTGCAGGCCCTTACGCACCTTCGCGTAATCAGTAAACGTGACCAACTGATCTGCCATTACGGCGCGCTGTCACCATTCGCAACAGCAATCGTCACAGGCGAATCAGTACCGTTGAACAAGCCCTTGAAGTTCAAGGTCTGATCAAGGATGTCCGGCCCACCAACCGACGGTGTATCACCATCAAAGCGGGCAACAGGAACAGTGACCGTAATTGACTGCGATGTTGAGTCAGTGAACGTCGCAACAATCGCTGCGTGCGTAGCGTTCACAACACGGTTGTAAGCCGTTGCGTCAACAAACTCAGCAACAAGCGAGCCGGTAACCTCAGCCATGCTTGAAGCAATAGGCTGCTGCGCAACCTGCGAACCAAGGACAAAGCGGTCACCAGTCAAACCGTTGTTGACGGACAAGCTGAATTCCTTACACGGATACGCGGTGCCAGCAACAGTAATCGCGGCGCCAGCGAAGTGCAGCAACTCAAGGCCTGAGCCATACGAAGCTGCGGTAACGGAACCAATCGTTTCGGCGGTCGTGCCAATGATGCCAAACTCAGCATTCAGCAGCTCACCAACACTGACCGACAGGTCAAGCGTGTTGATCTTGCAGCCGGCATACGTGAACGCGCGAACCGTTCCATCGTTACCTGGCCGACCAACCTCGATTGTCAAGCCGAGCCCAAACGGATCGCTCATCGTGCACGTGTGCAGATACGTTCCCGACGTTGCAACAGCACCAAGAGCGTGCTTAAACAAGATCGCCGTGTTATCAGCGGTCATGTCCATCGAGAACGAACCCTCAATAGCTTTCTGACCTGACGCGTAACGATCGCTACGAAGAACACGATTGCCTGTGCGAAGTCCCTCAGATTCAATGCGCTCGATCGTCATTGCAATCGACTCATCATTGAACTCATAAAAACGAGTTGGCGTTGCAGCGGTACCGACCGTTGATTCAACACCAATGCCAATTTGTGCTGCGAGTCCTGACCTGATAGCCATTACTTAGTCTCCTTAGTGGCCTTCACGGCCTTTTTCTTTGGTTGCGCGGCCTCAAAGTCAGGTCGCTTTAGTAGCTCTGTTGCAAGCTCGGCGGGCACGTCAACAACACCGTCGCGCTCAACTTCGAACTCCACGTCATGATGCGGAATGTAGATTTGTGACTGCGGCCCAACGTATTTAAGTTTCATTAGATCCTCGCTGCTGCCTCAACGCCAAGCGTGAGAATTGATTGCCTTGCCGTGTCGCCCGCAAATTCCTCGAGCGTAAAAGGTGTGCTGAGCTGCGCGATACGCACCGTGTTATTGACCGTAGGATTCGCGCGTAGGTAGTCCTCAAGCTCAGCGGCAATAGCGAAGCATCGCTCAGTGCATTGCTGCTGCTGATTGCCCTCACGAACAACGCTCACGTAAACGTCCAGCGTGTACGTTTCCTCTTTCGTTAGCTTCCCTAATGCTGCGAACTCTTGCGACCCACTAATGTCGCTGAGGGCAATGAACTCGCGTGGCCCCGTGATTGGTGCGCCATAAGACACCGTTACATCAGCTAGGTCAGTGTTAGCGGCCAGGGCGGTGTAGAGGGCTGCTTTGAACGCTGGCGCAGTGCTCTTATACGTCGCAGTGGTCACAACAGCCCAACACGGCGGTAAGGGCTCAGCAACCTGAGCGCGGCGGCCGGCAGAGCGTAGTTCGTTGGGCGATCAGGCCCAAGCTCCCGCGGATCACTCAGCACATCACCAAGATCGAGGTTCACAACATCCCTGCGCATAGCTGCGGCAACCGACACGACGCAAGCCTGCTTCACGTCAACAGGAATCGCAACTGGCCCCCACGTGCCAACGATCGTCACCCTCGAGTAACCAAAGTACCTGGCTGAGTCGCTGTTCCACAGGTTGGCTTCCTGATTACTGAACTGAACTGCTGAAAACATGCCGTCATGATTCGTTACGGGTTGAGTTTGATAATCAGCGGCAGCAAGAACAAGGCCCGTTTCGTCAGCATGAAACGTCACTGACGTAACCGAGCGAAGATCAAAAGGAACAAGCGACAACGTGTACTGCCCGAGCGGCAGTTTAAACACGCGCGTAGCCGTGCCGGATGGGTAAAGCTCGCGTTGCGTGTACTGCTGAATAGCTTTACTGACCGCAGCAATCGTCGTAGTAATCAAACTGTCACGCGCCGTGTCAGCAACAGGCAGCTCAAGAAACGCCCTGGCCTCAGCAAGCGAACATAGGTCACCCGCGGCCATTACTTACGCGCCTTGTTAGGCACACGCTGCTCAGCACGCTTCGCAGGCGTAACACCCTTAGCGCCAAACGCTCGCAGCTGCTCATCAATTTGCTTAACGCGGTCAACGAGTCCACGGGCCTCAAGGCCAGCGCGTTCACGAATAAGGGAAGCAATCTGGCTCATACCTAACTCCTTAAATCAATGTTTCAAGCGGCGGCAAGGGAATCAAACCCCTGCCTAAGCCCACGCCACGTAGTGGCAATCAGGGCGCCGCAGTCCTACAATCGACTAAGCGAAAGTAGGTGTGACCAGGCCCGTACCGGACACGATCGAGGTGTTTACACCGACGTAGCGCTCAGCAGTGAACGCAACGAAGTTGTAAAGGCGGAAACGAACAGTCGCTTCAGCCGAGAGGGTTTCGCGGAATACTTCAGCCTTCGGCGTACCTTCGAAAAGGTAAGCGTCAGCGAAACGCGAAATGATGATGATGTCCTGATTCGTGCCAGCGCCCGAGTTAACGGCGATGTTCGGATCAAGGTACACAGGCAGACCGAGAATGTTGCCAACCGCACCTTCAGCGGCAACACCATCAGCAGTACCAAACGTGTTCTGCGCCTGAGCGGTAGGAACAACGAGAGGACGCTGTGCGCCATCAACACCACTAGTCAAGGCATACCAGCGCCTTGGATGCATGACGATTCCATCGGCAGGCAGGAAGCGAGCTGATGCAACCTGCTGAATGCCGTCAGCGATCTTCGCAACCGTCTTAGCAGCCGTAGGGCTTGCCTCGGTGTACGTGATCGTGTTAACGGTGTCAGCGTTCACAAACCCTTCAAGGGTTCCCGATGAGCCGGTGCCGTTAATGACAGCGTTACCAACAGCCTGCGCATGCGATGCGGCAAGATCAGCGAAAATAACCTGATCGAACGCAATCGGGCTCTGCTCTACGAGCTGAACCGAAACATCCTGAATACCACCAATCGTCGTGACCGGAGCCGTGACGGTTGCCGTTACCAGGTTAGTTTCCTGCAGCGCACTGTTCTGCGATGCCTGAGCCGCGTTAGCGGTACCAGTCGTGATTGCTGGGAAGTTGATCGAGTCGGTGCCACCAGGCAGAGCAAACTTCGAACAAAGATCAGCAGTAACGCGGCCGGCACGTGCCTTAGCAATGTACTCATTGACTAGGTACGCTGGCGGCACGAAATCGCCACCACTTGTGTCAGTGGTGTTGATGTCACGTGTTGCCAGTGCATGGCCTTGAAGGCGATCAGTTGCTTCACGATCACCCTTCGTTTTTGACAGGTACAGGTCGCGGAAGTACGAGCGCTCTGGGCGATCGGGCCGGTAAACCTGCTCGTTGCTAATAACTTCAACCTTGACGTCAGCAACCGGCTTAACCGATAGTGACTCACGGGCCTCAATTACAGCCTGACGCTGCTCAACAGCACCAGCGGCGC